GGATAAGATGGTTACTTGGGCAAATGCAAGAGTAGAATGGGAGAAAGACTGCAGAGAAACTTTACAGTATCTGTATGCAACTAGTACAAATGATATTATGAATATGTCACGAGAGTATGACAATACTACACATATTCCGAAGCTAACACAGGTAAGAGATCTGCTGCTTACTTATTATCACGATGCTATCTTTTCTTTGCCAGACTTTGTAGAATGGGAAGCATATACTTCAACATCTCTTACATCAGCTAAGAACAATGCTCTGAAGAACTATGTAAGACAGATGTTAGATGCAAGTGACTTTAAAGAGACTATTGACTCTCTGCTAGAGGACTATGTAGATTATGGTAACTGCTTTGCTATTCCTCAATATGTACAAGAAACGTACACAACTCCATCAGGTGTTAAGAAGACTTTGTACGAAGGTGCAAAGCTATTCAAGATTAACCCTATGGATATTTACTTTGATCCTTCAGTAGCTGACTTTGCCAAAGCTCCTAAGATTGTAAGATCTGTGTTGACTCTTGGTGAATTGAAAGCTATGGTAGAGGATATGCCGAATGATACTGAATACAAAGAAGCTCTTGATAAAGCATTGGCAAAGCGTAAGGATCTGAAAGCATTTATTGAAGAAACTGGCAGTGAACGTATCCGTAATGATGAATTGCAGATTGCAGGCTTTAGTAACCTTACCACATACTACACAAGTGATACAGTAGAACTACTTACGTTCTATGGAGATCTGTACGATATTGATGAAGATAAGCTGTACAGAAATCATAAGATTGTAGTAATGGATAGATCCTGTGTTCTTACTAAAGAGCCTATTATGGATTTAGGCAGAGGTTGTAATATTCTTAAAGCAGGTTGGAGAGATCGTAAAGATTCTGCTTGGTCTATGTCAGCTCTTGATAATGTTAAAGGTATGCAGTATATGATTGACTTCTTAGAGAACAAACGTGCTGATATTTTTAACTTCATCAGTAACCCTGTAGTAGTTACTATTGGTGATGTAGAGATGCCTGATACGCTTGCACCAGGTACAGAGATCCACTGTGATAGAGATGCTAGTGTACAGTTTCCAAGACCTGATGCTACTGCATTAGCTGCTGACACTTATGTCGATCGTTATATGGCTATTATAGAAGAAATGGTAGGAGCGCCTAAAGAAGCTGCAGGATTTAGAACACCTGGTGAAAAGACAGCTTTTGAAGTATCACAGTTGAACTCTAGTGCTTCTCGTGTCTTTAACAAGATGACAAGAAAGTTTGAGAAAGAGATCATTGAACCTGCTATTAACTTGATGTTACAGATGTTTTTGCGTATGTCACAAGGTAAAACAATTCAGTTGAAAGTAGTTGATCCTGAAACACAAGCTATTACGTTTGAACAGTTAAGAGTAGATGACTTAGATGGTGAAGGTAAGTTTGTAGCAGTTGGATCAGAAACATTCACAGAGAAGAGCAGAATGGCACAGACTCTGATGCAGATGGGTAACAGTGGTATCTACAATGATGAACTTGTAAGAAACAACTTCGATCCTCATAAGATTGCTGATATTCTTGCATATACTACAGGACTTGATAAGTTTGACGGACTGTTGCAAGACAATGCTCGAGTAGCTGCTCAATTACAAATGCAGACTGCAGCAGAGTATGCACAGCAATCAGTAGATGAAACACAAGCTAGAGGATTAGAGAATGTTTAATAAGATTATGAGCCAGTGTAAAACTGAAGCAGAGAAGAAAGAACTTAAAGAACTTATGAAAGTTTGTCAACCCCTTCTAGAAGCCATTTTAAAGGCCATAGAGAGTGATCTTGAAGAACTTGATGTAGTAGACTGGAAAGACTTTAAGAACCCCTCCTGGGCTTTTGAAAGGGCAGCAAAGGATGGTTACAAAAAAGGATTGACAAAACTCAAAGAATATGTTATAATATAACTGTTATAATTTTATAGAAAGGAATACAAAATGGTTGATACAGCGACTACTGTTGAAACTGTTGTAGAAGGTACAGAAAATACTGTAGAGACTACTACAGGCATTGAACAAAAACCCTTCATCGTTGGAGAGCATAGTGTGTACACGAGTGTTGAAGACTTGTATCAAGGTGCTATTCAGAAGGAGCAGTTTATTCAAAAGCTCAAGAGAGAAAATGAAGAACTCAATGCAAGATTGCAACAGCTTAATACTGATGAAACATTACGACAAGAACTACTTAACATTAGAAAGGACGCACAAATGACTGACGTTAATATGGGGGAGAATACTACAGCTCCTATCACGGACGATACGATTAAAGAAATTGCTCTCAAAGCTATGCAGGAATCTGCTGAAGCACAAAGACAAGCCAACAATTTACAAGAATGCAAGAGCTTGCTTGGAACTACAGATGCTGATGTAGATGTTGCATTGAAAAATAAAGCGAGTGAACTTGGTGTAACTACAGATGATCTGGTAGATATGGCTGCAAAGAAACCTCAGTTATTTAAGAGACTCTTTGATATTAAAGAAACTACTAGAACTTCTGATTTTATTCCTAGCTCTGTTCGTACTGTGAATACTACTCAAGTAGATAACTATGGAGAATTTATTAAGAATGCTAACGACAAACGCTACGTTGCTACGATGGTTGAGAAAGCTCTTAAAGATCCTTCGTTTGTATCTGGCTGGGAGTGGAAAGTTAATAAATAAAATTTAGGAGATTTAATATGCCTGGTATTAATACAAATGATAATGCCGCTGCAATCAAGGCTACTATTTACTCGGGTCAGTTGCGTGCTCAGCTTGAACCTGATTTGATTGCGATGAACTATGTAGATATGATTACGGACTTTCCGGACGGTGAATCTTGGGAAGATCTCGAAATCGGTAACAGCGTTGTTCACGACTATGTAGAAGGTGAAGACGTTGTATTTGATGGACTGGAAATTGGTACACGCCGTTTCGAAATCAATAACTACATTCAATCTGGTAACTATATTACACAGAAATTTATTCAAGACTCTTACCTGTCTGCTCAGATTATGGCTAAGATCGCTCCGTTGCAGGCTCGTGCTATTTATGCTGACCTTGAACAGAAAATCTTGGCTATGGCTAACAAACAGAAACTTGGTAAGAACAATGCTTTGAATGGTTACAATCACCGTTTCGTAGCTGGTAAAGGTGTTGAAGGTGATACGACGACAGATCGTTTTGGTGCTCTTGCTCCGGAAGATTTCTTGTATGCTGCCTCTGCTCTGAAAGCTGCTGGTTATACTGGTCCGTTGGTTGCTATTGTTCCGACTTACCAAGAATACCTGATTGGTTCTAACCCGTTGCTGTCGAAATCCTTGAAGTTCAATCCGAGCTGGGAAGGCATTGTACGTGATGGTGTAAGCTCTGGTATGAAGTTTGCTTTCAACATTATGGGCTTTGATGTCTATACGTCTGAATATCTGCCGACCATTTCTGAAGAAAAAGGTTTGAGTGATCGTGACGGTAATGCTTCTACGTCGACTGCTAAAGATGCTTCTGTAGCTGTTATGTTCTGCAATCAGCCTGATCGTCGTCCGTTCCGTATGGCTTGGAGACAGATGCCGAAATTCGAAGGTGCTTGGAATATGTATCGTCAACGTGAAGAGTATGTAACGACAGCTCGTTATGGTCTTGGTATTGGTGATATTGAAAACTTGGTTGTTGCTGTTTGTAAGAAAGACGGCAAAAGCTCTGTAACAGTTGGTTAATAAAGGAGTAATACAATGGTAGAATATGTTTCGCAATTTGGTGTTACCCGTGTTTGGGGCGTTGGCGAAGGCCGTGATAGTGCTAATGGTGCTGCTGATTCTGGAATGTCTGGTGCTGTTAAAGATCTCATCGTAAAACTTGACGGTGCTGAGATTGGCTTCAACAAAGATGCTGACAATGATGGCGTCAATGATACGTTTGGTCGTGGAGCTTCTTATGTTCCTGCCGGTGCTTTGATCAAATCTGTTGATGTATTTGTTGAAGAAGCTACTGCAGCTGCTACGTTGACTGTTGCTTTGGTAGAGAAAGACGGTACACAGGTTGCTACTGGTGCTGCCAGTGCTACTGAAGCTGGTTCGGCTGCTACTATTTCTGCTTATGCTGACAAAGCTGTTGATAAAAAAGGTTACGTTAAAGTAACTGCTGACAGCTACGATGGCTTAAAAGCTAAAGTAGTAATTCGTTACGTTATGTAATGACTTGTTAAAGGGGCTGTGAAAGCAGCCCCAATACTTCTGAAGAGGATACAATGGCTAGAATACAACACAAAGATTTAACAGATGACTTGCTACACGAACCTAAAGGAGCTTCCACAGCCTCTACTGGAACAGTATATGTAGCAGATGGTGAAGGTGCTGGTACTTTTAAAAAACTTCCTGTAGACAGTTTAGACTTCGATGTAGAAGAAATAGATCCTCTTACAGCTGATGAAGGTACAGATATAGCTGCATTAGACGGGAGTAATCTGTTAGCAGTAACTACAGGTGAAATGGCAAATATGCCATATACTTCTGCATTTCCACAGACTTTAACAGATCTTATCAATAAGAACTTTGCAGAATTATACACAGTGCATAGTAATATGGCAACTATTGCAGCAGAATTAAAAAAAGATATTACAGATTT